GATCTTGTACAGCTCGCCGATGATCAGAGAGTCGTCCCAAGCTTTCTGGCGGCCAGCGACAGTAGATGCGATGTCTTCGGCTTTTTCGATGTAAGCCTTTTTGGCGTTAAATTTAAGATCTCGGGTGATAGAGATAACTGATGCGGTATCTTCGTTTACTGCGTTTACTCCAGAGCCGCGAATCTTAAACGTAGGCTTAAAGCGGGTGTTTGTTGTCGTGATATCCGGAATTGTTCCGCCTCCGCCTGAAATGCTCCCACCAGTTAGAAAACCTGTAGTAGGGTCAACAACTGGAACAAAAGTACCCGCCGATACTGTTCCTCCTGTTTGAAACTCTTGCTTTGTGCGACTTCTTACTAGAATTTTCAAGTTGTATTTAACAACCACATCATCTTCGGGATCGCTAGCGGTCAGAGGATTTCGCCACTTAAGCTGAAAGCGTGCAGACTTAAGTGTTTCTAGATCTTCGTTAATGGTATCGGTAGCGTCGTCGTTGTTGTAAAAACCTGTGATGTTAAAGGATATAGTTACATTAAGGTTACCCTTGCCGTTTGGATCTACCGTGACGCTGTTAATAGTTGTCGATATCTTGTTTTCAAGTGTTGTAATAGAAGTTGACTGGTCGCGGGTGCTGTCGTAAATGTTGTTCCACCTTCTGCTGCTTGGTTTGGTATAAACTCCCGCGCCGTCTTTAATAATTGTCTTTATTTCTAAGTTCCAATCACCAATGACTTGCAGGTTCTTTAGGTCGCGGCTGAAAGCGGTGTTTTCGTCGCTGCTGGAAAAGAGGGTGTAGCTGGTGGTGCCGCCGATGCTGCTCAGGCCACTGGATGTGATGCCGCTGCGGGAGCCAAAGAATGCCCGAGCTTTCAGGCGCTGAGACCATGCCGTATCGTCGATAACGCACTTCACCTTGGCGTCGCCGTCATCGCCCTCAGGGATTAGCTGGGCTCGAACTTGCGGTACGAAGCTGGGATTGGTGCGCATCCCGAAGTCGTTGCCGCAGAAGGCGTAAACGCCAAAGGTGGTTTGGTTGCCAGGCCTGGTGGCAGAGCAGAAGTCCGGCTGCCATGCGCCATTGCGCCAGACCTGGTACACATCGCCACCGCCGCCGTTTTGGGCGTTACCTAGATCTGTTGAGGCGCTGCGGCCGTAGATCTGATCGCCCGAGGCGATTCGTGTGGTCAAGCCGCTGTCGTAACGGCCATAAACAGCAAGGCGAGAGCCAACCTGGTTTGCGGTGGCATCACCGAAGTCGTAGCTGGTAAGGGTGTTGCCGCCCGAGGCAAAGTTGCCCGCATCTACGGTGCTGATTGGCCCCTCGCTAATCAGGAAGATTGCACGCAGCAGTTGCGATCCACCGAGGCTGTAGATCTGTGACCACAGCATTGGGGTGCTAACTCGCACGCCGCCGTAGGTAGTTCCAGTGATAACTTCGCGCAAGGCGTAGACCACCGGGATGATGCTGCCCAGCGTGGTGATGTCTTGGGTGCTGTCGAAGCCGTAGCGCGGGGTGAAGCGTTCGTTTTCTGTACGGGCTCGGCCACCACGGGCGCGTTCTTTTAACTGTGCAGGACGGCCGTCGCCTGTATCAGGCAGAGATGGCTTCAGAAATGACGCGGCAATCTGAAAGCCGATGCCAATCACGCTCAGTGTGATGGCAATAACTGTTTCAACGCCAGCAACTACTGCGGGCTCGGGCTGTTCTCTTGCTCGCTTGCGTACTTCCGCTACAAAAAACTGGTACTGCTCTTCCGTCAGCCCCAGCATTTCAGCCAGATAACGATCAGATGGCAGCATCAGCGAAACCTATAAAAACGGAGATTGGGCATGTAAGACAGTGGCACCCAATGAACGCCACGTCTGTGATGCACCAGCAGCAGTCCATCATCTACAACGATACCGACGCCTAGCCCTGCAGGTCCATTTCTAAACAGCGTTACCGCGTGTTCCTCGGGCTCATCCAACTGGGTGGTTGCGTTGGACCACATCCGCTCCAGTTGCCGCCAGCGTTTTTGCTTGGCCAGCTCCAACCAGTGGTAGTCGAACTCCGGGTGTTCGATGCCGGCTTCGTCAAGGATGTGCCAGACCATTACTAGGCAGTCGGCTGCCTTTCCAAGCTCTGGGTCAGCGCCAAACTCGTGGGGCAGGCCGATCCAGTTCTTCCAGTCCATTAGCTGATCACCAAGCTGCCGGTGGTTGGCAGGGCGCCAACCAAGCCTGTGGTTAGGCGCCTGCGCGGGATGTTGGCCTTGGTGGCATCCAGGGGGCTGGATAGTTTGAGGATGATTCGATCAGTGTCCATCTCGTACTGGGATACACGCCACATTTCGGTGCGTACCAGTACGTCGTCCGCGAAGTTGACTGGGACCAGGCTGACGGTTTTGATTTCCAGCAACCAGCGGCTTTGGACTGCTTCGGCGAACAGGTTGACTGTCAGTTGGTCCAGGCCGGCGACCAAGCTGGAGTCGCTGCGTTCGCCGCCTTGGCTGCCGGCACCAAGGCTGTAACCGAATGGCGCGAACTCGTAGGTCACGCCACTGTAAATACGCTGATCGTTGATGCTGAAGTTCTGGTAGGCGTAGATGGTGGGGGTGCCGTCTTGCTCCAGGAAGCGGGCGTAGTTGACAAAGGCGAAAGCGTTCATCAGCCGATACCCACCCGCTTGCGTGTCTTAACTGAGTTCTGCAGGGCTGCCAAGGTGAGAGTCCTGCCGCGTTCTGCCGCTTGAGCCATGCCCTTACGGTATTCCTCGGCCGTCACATATTCAACGTTGTTGATCACCTGTGAGTTGAAGCGCACGTCCAGTGGATCTGGATTGCTGAGTGCGGCAACGGTTTCGCGTTCGCTGCGCTCGCTCATCAGGCGCTCGGTTGTCTTGCTGAACGGCACCGAAGTGCTGCGAAGCGGTCCGAAGACATCCTCGCCGCGTGCTCCAGCAGCAAAGTTGGCAGCCGCGCTGCCCATCTTGCTGAATGGGATTACATACTCGGGCTCACCACCCTCGCCAATAATCGCTCTTGTCGGGCTGGTGACGTAACCGCCTTCTGCAAAGGCAATCGGACCAGTAGAAATGCCTTGTAAAAATGCGCCTGTAAACCCGTCACCACTGGGTAAAGAAACGGGACCGGCGCCGCTAAAGAGAGAGCTGCCAGAAGCTCCGAAGATTCCTGCCAGTGCCTTAAAGGTTGAAATGACAATCAGCTGAGAGATAATTTGACCGGCCAAGTCAACAAAAGAGTCACCAACAGATTTAAAGAAGTTAGAGAGCACTTCTTGTGCACTTGTGGTTCCGCTAATCAAATCGTTAAAGGCTGTATTAAATGCGCTTCCGATTGATTCGGCGCCTCTTACAGCAACGTTGATTGGATTGGCTAGATCTTGCAGCTTTTCACGCAGTTTGTCGGCGGCTTGGATTTTATCGTCGTTTGGATCTAAGTCCAAAGTAGTATCGAAAGCTCCAGCGCCTTCTCCTTGAATAAGGAATCTTGTGTCTAAACCCGCTCGCTTAAAGTATTCTTGTGTGATGTCCCTTTGTAGCTGTCGAATATCGTCAAGTTTTTTACGTTCTGCGTCCCTAAGTTTTGCGCTTTTAATCTGCAAAATTGTGGTTCTTTCTGTTTCAAAGTTTGTGTTTATAAGTTGCTTAGTCGTATCGCGTTCAATGTCTGCTATGGCTTTTTTGTATTGTAAGTCTATAACTTTAAGGTCATTATATTCAAATTGTGCATCTCTAATTTGATTCTCAAAGTCACTAATTTCTTCGATAGCTTTAAGGTCTGCCAAAAGTTGGGCGGTCCTATCTTTTGGTCCTTTTGGTCCTTTTGGTGCGCTCTTGGCGGATGGTGGAGCAATTAGGCGCCTGTCTGCGGCGGTTAGCGGTATCTGTACAGTTGTGGTTACGCGGTCTTTAAACAGCTCAAGTAGCTCGGCTTTATCTGCTGAAGAAAGAACTCCTGTCTTTCCGCCTCCTCGCCTTGCCTTTACAGCGGCTTGGAATTCGGCGTCTTCGGCAAGGTCTTTTGAAAGTTCCCTAAAACGTAGATTTCCGCTGATTTGAGAAATCAAGCTATTTACAAACTTCAGTAGTCCGTTAAGAGGTCCAGCCAAGAGTGTCTGCAGCTGGAGTGTTAGTGTGTTCCAGAGTTCGGTTGTTTCGTTTGTTGTTTTACCTAGATCAATCAAACTCTGCGCTGCTTTGTTTCCAAGTGCATTAGCAAGTTCTTCTGAAAGTAGCGTCGCAAGCTCAGCTGCCTTTCCTTCAGCCTCAAGTTGGATGGCTTTTTCTGCAGCTGCTTCTGAGCTGAATAGAGTTTTTTCTTGGAGCAGATCAAAAGCTGTAGAAGTGCTAGTAAGGGATCTGGCTGTGTTTAGAGTCGCTCCAGCGATAAGGTCTAACTGCTGTCCCAGTGCGCTTAGGCCGATCTGTGCGGCCAATGCCTGTGGCCCTGCCCCAAGTACACCGCCAAGACCGCCACCAATGACCGCACCAGGGCCTCCGCCGAACAGCAGAGGGAAGCCCGCACCAAGGGTTACATTTGCCAATTTTTCGTTACGTTGTTTGCGACCTCGCGCAACTTCTGCTTTTGCGTCTGTTCCCGCTTTAAGTCTTTTTTCAAAATCTTTAAGTGCTGCGTCATCGGCTTTTTTCTGTGCAGCCCTTATAGCTTCAATCTTATCTACCTCTGCTTTTAGTTCCTTTTGGATAAAGTCAAGCTCTCTAAAGTTTGCCTCTTTATCAAAATCTGCCTCAATAAAAGCAAGTCTCTCTTGGTACTCCTTTCGGAGTTCAAATTCCCGCTCTACTTGTCTTCTGACAGCTGCTTCTGCTTCTACCGCAGCGCCACGAGCAGTAGGTGGAGCACCTCCAGGGCCAAAAAATGCGCCGCTGGTTGTAGCTATAGTCCTACGAACGACGCCTCCTGTATCAAAAGGTGCAGGATCTCTAAAGCCTCTTGAAGCAAAAGAAGCCTGACCTTCTCTTCGTCGTATCTCATCTGCCCGCCTAGATAAAATTTCGCTTGTTTCAGCGGCATCTTCAAAGAATTTTATCCAAGAGGTTCGAGTGTTTAGCGATTTAGCTTTTAGCGTAGCTGTTACCTCAGCGGCATCTTCAAAGAATGTGGTCCAAGAGGTTCGAGTATTTAGTAATTTAGCTTTTAGCGTAGCTGTCACCCCAGCGGCATCTTCAAAGAATTTGACCCAAGAGGTTTGAGTGTTTAGGGATTTAGCTTTTAGCGTAGCTGTTACCTCAGCTGCATCTTCAAAGAATGTGGTCCAAGAGGTTTGAGTATTTAGTGATTTAGCTTTTAGCGTAGCTGTTACTTCAGCTGCGTCTTCAAAGAATTTGACCCAAGAAGTTTGAGTATTTAGTGCTTTTCCTTTTAGAACAGTTGCGGTAGTTTCTAGGTCACGTAGAAAAGTCTTCCAAGATTCGGCGGCTTTTGCAGTACGGGCTCTATCTGCGGGGCTATCTGGGATTACAGGGCCAGAACCAATTCGACCGCTTATTGGGCTCGTTGCGCCAACGCCCTTAACTAATTTAGTTTGCTGTTTAAGTAGTTGTATCTGCCGCTTAAGTTTATCTTCGATAATCCTCGCTCTGTCGATCTCATTGCGGCTTATACGCGCATTAAGTTCGTCACGCGCTTCTAGTGCTGTTTTTAGTTTGCTTTCTGTGACTCCAAGTAAGCGGAGCTGTTCTATTTGTTTGTTGTAGTCAGATACACTTCGTTTTAGAGCTGCGCTACCTTTTGCTGTACGGTTAAGTTCACGCTGTGTCTCTAGTAGTCGTCCCAATCCAACGGCAGCTTGTTGGATAAGTTTTAAGTCTTTTTGTTCGAGGCCAAACTCGTACTGCTCCTGAATAGCTTGTATATTTTTAGCTCGTTGTTTTACATCAAAGGCACCAGCTCGCTGGAGGTTTTTAAGTCTTCTTTCGTACAGTTCTATAGCGTTGTTAAGTTTTAATTGTCCGGTTAAACCTTCCGCGTACCTTTTCTTATCTGCTTCTGCGTACTCCTTGCTTATGGCAATACCCTGCTTTAGCTGCTTGGCAAGCTCCTCGGCATCAGCTAAAGCTTGCTTGTTGGGGTTTTTTTGGAATTTGCCGCCTTGAGGCGGTAATACTCTCTTAAGGTTTAACTTTTGTATAGCTTCAATGGTTTCGTTAATTTCGTCCAGACGACTTTGAAGTCGCTTTAATACTCCTTCGTTCTCTAGCTCAAGCCGAATTTTTGCAGAATAATCGGCCACCTACCTACCTACTGCACTGGGCTTAAAGCAGTCTACGACGTAAAAAGCCGCCGGG